GACCGCATTATGCACGAGATCGCCGTAAACGGTGCTGCGTCCGGTTCGGTTTCGGCTGGCGGCGGTTCGCAATCCTACACGCGGCTTGACCTGGATAAGCTGCGCAAGCTGCGTTCGGATTACACCGGGCGCGTCACGCAGATTCAGCGGCGTTTGGCCGGTATTCCGTCCGTCGGCGTTCGGCGGATAATGACGGTGAGGTACTAGGCATGGCAAAGGCGAAAGCGAAAAAGATTGCGTCGCAAAAGTCCCGGCGCCCGGCGGCAAAGGGCGCGTCGGTCGCGCCGTCCGCATGGGCGAAGTTCGCCGACCTTCCCGCTGCATATCAGAAACGGATCGCGGCAACTCTTATCGGCGGTATGCGCAAGATGGGCTTTTTCGGTCGCGGCGGCTATCGCACGGTACATGGGCCTGACCAGTTCAACCGTCCGCGCATTTCGGCCGAAACGACCGGCGAAGTTGGCCAGCTGACCATTTCCGAGCGTAACCGGCTTGTCGCGCTTGCGCGTAACGCGGCACGGAATAGCGAACGTCTTGAAGGTATCTTGCACCAGGTTGAAATAAACGTCGTCGGCGTAGGTGGCGGAAAAGCGGTCTTTGATTTTCCGAAGGGGTATGAAGCGGCCGAAAAAACGATCAAGCGCGAATTTGCGAACTGGGCACAGGAAGCGGAATACTTCGAAGACCTTGACCTGCAGGATGTGCTGAAACTTGCGCTGCGTACTCAAATGCTGGGCGGCGACGTGGTACTGGTTTTCGACGATGACGTAACGCGCAATTCGACCGGTCAGGTGATTGCGTTCGAACCTGATTGCGTCGGCGACCTGATAGGCTTTGAAAGACGGTTCCCGGATTACAAGCAGTTCCAGGGGATCGTCAAAGACGCGAACGGAAAGACAATCGGCGTAACCGTTTCATGGTCGCAACGCGGAATGTCGGCGTATGACGAATACGATACGGAAGGCCGCAAGGCCGCCTGGACGCTCATAAAGCCGGTTGGTCTTCGCTGGCGAGATTCGCTTTTCACGATCTTTCGCGGCGTTGGTCGCTTCAATCAGATGCGCGGCAGTTCGCGCCTTTGGCCTGGCCTGGGCACGGTCGCGGACATGACCGATTTGCAGGGCTTTGAAGTCCAGGCGGCAAAGAACGGCGCACAGAAGATCGGTCAGATTCTCCAGGATGAAGAGAAGAACGAAGCGGACATTTCGGCCGAGCTTGACCCGGACGCGGAAGCGCCTATCGGAACGGAAGACTATCAGGCGGCGGCCGAAGCGGCACAGGCGGCGGCGGCAGAGGCCGACCAGATGGAGCTTGACGTAGAGGAAATTCGCGGTGCCGGCGTGATTTACGATGTGCTGCCGCCTGGCGTCAAGATGGAACTGCTTGACACGAAGCACCCTAATGACAAGCTGGTTGAATTTTCAACTTGGTTGCACCGTGGCGTAGGTTTCGCAATCGGCCTGGGTTCGATCCATTCTACTGGCAAGGCCGACAATTCGTATTCGGCAAGTCAGGCCGAAATGGTGCTTTCACAAGTCGAGTTCGACGACGAGTTTCATAAGCTTGAAAAATATATTTTGGATTGGGTCATGGTCAACTGGTCGCGATGGGCGCAGCGTCGCGGTGTCATTCCGCAAGACAACGTGCTGCCGGTCGATTGGCGGCGAACGTGCGTCAAGTGGCAGCAGCCACCGCATAGGTCGCTTGATCCGGTCAAGGAACAAACCGCGTTGAATAGCGGCCTGAAAAACGGCACGATTCTGTATCGCGAAAAGTGGGGGCCGGATTGGAAGCGCAAGGCCCTTGCGTTTGGTGAGGAAATCGAATTTTTCAAGGCGAACGGCATTCCGCATTTGGCCCTGCAAACGGTCAGCGGCGGCGTGATCGAACCTGAAACAAACGACGAAAGGAACGAAGATGAAAAGCAAGTATAGTCTGATTGGCGAAATCAGCGATTTCGACTATCACGGTTTTTGGGGCGATTGGTGTTCGCCGAAATCGCTTAAGGCGTGGCTGAATACGCTTTCGCCGGGCGAAGAGGCCGAAATCGAAATCAATTCGCCTGGCGGTTCGGTCATCCACGGTATCGAGATGGCGAACGCGATTAAGAACAGCAAGGCCGTGATTACGGCGCACGTCACGGGCATTGCGGCGTCTATGGCGTCCGTCATCGCTTGCGCGTGTTCGCGTATCGAGATGGAAGAGGCGTCGTTTATGATGATTCACGATCCATGGGGCTATATCGAAGGTTCCGCGGACGAAATGCGCAAGCAGGCCGGCGTGTTGGATCAGATGAAAGCGGTCATCATGTCATTCTATCGCGGCAAGTTCAAGGGCAAGACAGATGAAGAGATCGCGGCCCTGATGACCGATGAAACCTGGTACACCGGCGCGGAGTGCAAAGAGAACGGGCTTGATTGCACCGTGATTGCTTCCGATGTGAAGGCCGCTGCGTCGATTGTCGGCCACAAGTTCAAGAAGATTCCGGACGGCGCGGCGAAGTTCCTGACGTCCAAGGAAATCACCGACGAGGGCCGGGCCGAGATCGAAGCGGCGAAGGCTGCGGCGAAGGCCGAAACGGATGCGGAAAGTTCCACGGGGAACACCGGAACGGAAACGGGCGGACATTCCGAACCGCCTGCCGTTGTCGATTCGGCTGCCGGTGCGGCTGCCGAACCGGCAGCCGCTGCGGAAGCGACCGGCGGCGATTGGGAAGCGCGGTACAAGGGCGCGTCAAAAAAGATAAACGCGCTTCAGGCGCGTATCGCCGACCTTGAAAAGCGTGAGGCGGATCGGGCGGCGGAAACGGTCGATTACGGCGCGGTCGTCGCGGAGCGCGATACGCTCAAGGCGCAAAATGACGCGCTGGCCGAAACCGGCAATCAGGCCGTCAAGGCGTTGAAGGATTTTGCGGATCAGGTCAAGGCATCCGGTTATGAGAATCTCGCGGCCCTTATCGGTGCCGTGAGCGGTCTTAAAGCCGACCTTGAAAAGCGTGATCAGGAACTGGCGCAAGCGCGTCAGCAGCTTGACCACATGGTAGAGACGCGCGACCTCCTGACCGGTGGCGTGTTGTCGCCCGGCAACGGAAACGCGAAGTACTCAAGTTTCGCGGAAGCGGTGGACGCAATCGGCTATGTCGAGGCTTGCCGTCGCTATCCGGATTTGAAGGCCGCGTATCGTCGCAAGGGCAAGTAACACCGAAAACAATCACAAGCCAAAACCAAAGAAAGGTATCACAAAATGGCAAAACGTTTTTTCAGGGTTGAAAAGGCTGACCGTCCCGATCTGGCGGCGATTGGTTCCATTTCCCAGCTGGATGTCAAGGGCTATGCGTTCCCGAAAATCTTTCCGCTTATGCCGGTCACGGAGAAGAGCGGAACGATGACGGTTGCGCCGGCCGGTCTGACGGCGAGCAAGGGCACGAAGGGCCGTGCGAACGGCACGGAGTTGAGCGGCACCGCGATCAGCATGGTGGATGTTGATTGGTCCGCTGCCCGGTACGAAGGTCGCGGCAAGCTGTACGAGAACGACGGCGCGGCGTATGCGTCGGCGGAGGCTGCCGACCAGGCCGGCGCGGAGCTGTCCCAGCGTCTGGCGTGGAACAAGGTCGAGGATGAGGCGTTCAAGAAGGTCTTTACTGCTGCCCGTGCGGCGGCGGCGACCGAACTGACGGATCATTCCGTCGTGAAGATTCTCCAGCGGCAGGCGAAGGCGCTTCGCAAGTACGGCAAGCCCACATTGGTCATGACGACCAATGCCTGGTTGGATTTCTGCGAGATTCCGGAAATCCGCTACCGTCTGGAGAAGTTGGCCGGCGCGTCGAACGATACCGGGTTCATCATGACGGATATCGACAAGGTTCGCGCTGCCGTTTCGACGTTCCTGGGCTTCAATGACATCGTGCTCTTTGATTCCGAGATCGTCGGCACGGATTACGATTCGAACATTGCCGTCATCGGTCTGCGTCCGGACGCTTCCGGCAATGTCGCTGCCACGGCCAAGAGCAAGGCGACGTATGGCTGGACGTGCGCGTACATTCCGGAAGACGCCGCGGCTGACAAGCCGTTCGATATGCGTACCTGGTACGACGACGACAACAAGTGCAACGTGTACGATGCCGAGGCGTTTCTGGGTGTCGTCGAGGCGTTCACCGGCGCGGTTGCGATGTGCAAGTTCGATGATGCTTACACCGAATATCCGACGTCGGTGGTGAACATCCAGACTGCCGCTGCCGCAGGTGGCGAGGGCTAATCAGGCCTTAGGGTGCCAGGGCCGGGCGCGGCGGCGTGTCGCGCCCGGCCTATCCAACCAACTTTTCAACGAGGTACAAGACATGAAAAAGATCATTGCGTTTTTCGCGGCGGCGGCGGCGTTCGCCTGCATGGCGGCCGTCGTGGTGCCCTTCTCTCCTACGAACGGCGGCGTTGTGAAGTTGGGCACAGGCGGCAAGCTGACAAGGGTGGAAACGTTTTCGCCGGTGTCGGGCGGAACGGTCGCGCTAAAGTCGATCTATGCCGCGAAGGTGTACACGAACGCGATTGCGATAACGGTTGCGACGAACGTTTCATATCGCGTGGTGGAAACCAACTACTACACGCATACGGTTTTCACGAACGATTTTCCGAATCTGTCTTTTGAGGACGATCCGGGAATATTGAGCGTCGCGACGAACGTCACGGTTTCGGCCGTCACGAACGTTTGGCCGGTGTTCAAGGAAACGATCGCCGTCACAAATTCGATTGTTGACGGTACGCAGACGGGCTACACCTACACGAATAGCCTTGCGGCGCCGCTGTATCTTGCGCCTGGTGAAGCGCTGTTGTTCACCGGCACCGGCGTCGGCGGTTTTGTGCGTCTGATTTTTGAGTAAGGTTTTCCGATGCGCGGAATGTTCGACATGGGTTTTGCCATGGGGCCGATGGCGGTTCCGGTGAAGTGGCGTCAAGACAAGGCGCCGCACGCCGAAGGATCGTTCAACGCCAACGTGCTGCATGGCGAAACGCAGTCCGAAAGCGCCGGGCCGACGCGCGGCGGCGTCGCTGCCGATCCGTGGACGGTCTTTGTGCGCCGGGATGTCGCATTGTGCGCACGGATCGCCGTCGGCGATACGCTTGAACTGACCGACGGCACCGTTTTGGACGTGCAGCAGATTTCGACCGACCTTCATTTGGGATGGGTGATTCGTGCAACCGCGAACATGAGGGCGCCGAGATAATGGCTTATTCCCTGACAGATACCGGCGTTTCGGTTACGTCCGGAAAAGGCCGCAACGCGGTTGCGCTGGTTGTTTCGTTCAAGGAGATCGAAGCCTGGGCGAAGCGTATGCGCAAGGACACAAAGGAGCTTTGGCGGCTTTCCTACGGTCGCGCCGTTGCCGGGCTAAAAAAGAAGTTTGTCCAGATTGTCTTGTCGGGCGGCGGTTTGAACGGCGTTCCGAAATTCAAGGATTTTGAGGATTTCACGAAAATGCTCAGGGCGAAGCGCGGCACGTCTGCGCCCATGGGCGGAATTTTGGCCGATGTTCGCTCAAAGGGCGTTGTGGCTGCGTACAAGCGCAATGGTGCGCAGGTCATCGGATGGGGAGATCATTTGCATGATGCGGCCATTTCGTTCCAGGAAGGTCGCGGCGGTCCCAACGCAGAAAAGTGGTTCACCGATCCGGGCTATCGGCGTATGTGGCACCAGCAGGGCATACAGGATATTCCGCACGCCTACGCTCATAATCCGCGTATGGTGCTCATGCCGTATTTCGCCGATTATATCAAGTCGTACCTGGACGAATGGGCACGTTCGGCGTATTTTACCGGTCTTGTAAAGCTTATGCGCGGCGGAAAGGATGCCGCATTTTCGAGGGCTAATCTCGCATGACTTCCCATCGCGACATATTAACGAACCTGGGGGCCGCAATCCAGCGGTCTTCCGATGTCGCCGATTATTGCGCTTTGCATTTTGGGCGCGGCCTGGCAATCAACGTCGGCGCGTATGCGCAAGGGATCCCGGACGAAAGCGCGTCGCCGTTTTTGTGGATCCATGCGGCGGACGATGAAGACGAATCAGTAGGTTCGGGCGATTCGTTTTCCGTTCGGCTTGTCGTCGCTGGTTGCGTCAAGGGCCCGGACGGCGAACGCTATCTTGAAAACGTCGTCGCCGAACGTTCGGCGACCGAAAACGGGCTTGTCATAAACGGCGGCAACAAGATCGTCGAAGACTTGCGGGATATGATAATCGGGATCGTGCGCAACGCGAAAGCCGGCGCGTTCCCGATCCGCATACGTCGCGACGAAAACGACATTTCGCACTATCCGCTTGAATGGGCGGTTGTGTACGTGGAGTATAACGAGCCGGAAGCGCTCAACTAAAGGAAAGGCAAAAAAATGGGTACAAGGTATCATGTGAAAAGCGCGACGTTGAGCTTTAACTCTACGTCGTATGAAATGCAGTCCGGGCCGGCGGCGAAGGGCCAGACGAAAGAGGCCGTCGAGGTGACGGCGCTTTCGGATTCGCAAAAGCAGTTCATCCCTGGCGCGCTGCTGGAAGACGACGAGTTTACCGTGACGCTTTTCGACAAGGGCACCGGTATGCCTGCCGTCGGCACGATCGCTGCGCTCACGATTACCGCTACGCTTTCCAACGGTCAGGATGCGGACGTTACCGAAACGGTCAGCTACAATAAATGTATCGTGACGAAGGTTGCGCCGCCGAACCAGGATGGTGGCGGCGACCGCGTTGCGACCATCGATGTAACGTTCCGTCCGGACGGATCGACCGCTGCGGTGTCGAACGGCACGGGCACCTGATAGGGGCTTGCCGCGATGGCCACATTCGCCGATTACTTCACGCTCAAGCTGGGCGACGTTTCCGTAAAGGGCCGTCGCCTCAGCTTGAAGGAACTGCGGGAGCGTCACGCCGATCTGCTTGACGGCAATCTTGACGTCGAGAAATGCGTGGAGCTCATTCGCGGCCATGTCACGCTTGAAGACGGAAGCAAGTTCGATCCCTACGATCTGACGCCGGGCCAGTTGCGTCAGGTGGTTTGCGAATTGATCTTGCCGAAGGAGGGACGCGGTATCGCGGATTTTATCGGGTTGCTATCCTGACGGATAGCAACACGAAGGAATCAGCGCAAACCGCGTTTCTGCGTGAGGGGGAAAAGACTATCGGCGTATGGCTACCGCTGGCGCTGGCGGACCTGATGCGGATGCTTCACGCGGTCCAGCGAAGGGCCGGCGGCGATACGGGAAAGATCCGGCTGCCGGAACGTCACGAAATCCTGGGATCGTGGATGTTGCCGGCGATGGCGGCAGCGGCGAAAGAGGATGAAGAGGAAGCGGCGGCATTTGAAATGTTGCAGTCAGTTCGGAACCTGAAACGAAATGAGCACGGCAGTATCTAAAATCGAAGTTCGCGGCGTCGATAAAACGGCGCCGGCGTTCGCGTCTATCAAGTCGAAGGCGGCGGCGACCGGTGCGCAGATCAAGTCGATGGTTGGCGGCGCGATTGCGGCCGCCGGCGCGTATTTGAGTTTCAGGGCGATTAAAGGCGGCATTGACGAGCTGGGCCGTCTTTCCGATGTTGCGCAAAAGGCGAATGTCAGCGTTGGCGATCTTACGTCCACGACGGCGGCGTTTAGTGCGCTGGGCATCCAAAACATGGGCGTCGATGGTTTCGCGAAAGCCATGCAGATGATGGCCAAGAATACCGGCCGAACTGGCATGGATGGCTTTTATCAGACCATCGCGGAGATCGGCAAGGTTCCGGACGTGGCGAAGCGCGCAGAAATGGCCATGCAGGTTTTTGGCCGTAGCGGTATGGAGTTCATGCCGCTGATTAACGCTGCGGAAAATGGTGTCGAGGCGTTGAAGGGTGTGCGGGCGGCATTTCCGCAGTTGTCGGATGCTGCCGCCAACGCCGGCGATGGTATGTCCGATGCGATGGGTTTTGCCGCGAACGAGGTAAAAACGCTATGGCTTGAGGGTTTGGGGTTCCTTTCCGGCAAATTGAATAACGACTACACCGGCGACGTCCGGACGGCTGCGCTAAATGCCGGCAATGCGCTTACCTTTTGGACGAAAAAGGCCGTCGCGAAGTGTATCACCTGGTGGGAAAAGTTGCAGCAGTCCGGACGGGCATACGGCGAAGTGCTGGGCGCGATTATCGGGGCCGTTGGCGAAAAGATGTTTGGTTCGGGCGGTTCCTGGGGTGACGTGTGGAAAGAAATCACAAACGCCTTTGATAGCGCGATGGACGAATATGAAGACCGGGCGAAAGAGCTTGAAGAGGCCGAGGGCGAACGGACCAAGCGGTGGGAAGGTGATTACAAAAAACGTGCCGAGGCGATAAAGCATTTTGCCAGAAATTATAGCGCGGCTGCAAAGTCCATTGGCGAGCGGAACGGAAAGAACGCCAACGCGCTGGGCATTGGTTCGATGACAAAGGTTTCAAACGATCTTGTCATGGGCGGTTCAAACGCTGCGCTCAAAATGCAGATACTAGGTCCAACATACCAAAGCGAAGACAAAAAGCAAACGACATTGCTGGAGAAGATCGCGGCCAACACGGAAAAGATGGCCGCGGTAGAAGAGAACTTTTCGGGAAATGATTTTACGGTGCTAAACTAGGCGGGAAAGGCTTGATTGACAAATGGCAACTCAGGTAAAGCAGAAAGACGGTCGCAAGTACCAAGTTGACGGTAGCGGCATAACGTCGCTTAAACGCGATTACATTGTAATCCAGGATTCGACGATGGACGCGAACGGCGAAACGGCGTCGTTTGCCGGCGTTCCTGCAATCGGTTCGGTTCATCCGAGCATTTCCGGGCTTTACGTGCAATCGTATGACGTCCAGGAAGGCACGGGCAAGGATAAGAACATCTTGACCGTCACGGTCAACTATGGGCCGAAGACCGTAGAGACGAGCGGCGAAGGATCGTCGCTAATCACAAGCCGCGTTGACGAATGGGGCTGGGATGACGGCACCGACGAAAAGGAACTTGTCGATGGCGTTGACGGTACGGCGGTTGTAAATTCGGCCGGTGATCCGTTCGAGTCCGTTCCGAAGATTACGGCACCGGCGCCGGTCTTTACCAAGGTTGTATCGTTCGCGTCGCGCCAATCGGGCTGGGCAAATTCGATGTGCAAGGTAAACGATTCGTCGGTGACTATCGGCGGCAAGTCGTTTCCGATTGGGTCGCTGCTTTGTACGGTCGCGGAAAAGCGGATTATCGGAAGTTCCGATAATATGAAATATCAGTACACCATCCGGCTGCGGTACAAGTCGAATAAGGTCAAGATCGCCGGCGCAAGTTCCGCAACCGATATTGGATGGGATGTCGCCGTAACGGATGCAGGTATGCGCGAAATCAAAGACAGCGGCGGCAAGGTTTTGGTTCGCGTCGTCGATAAGGAAACGGGCAAGCTTTGCACGGTCACGTCGGCAACGCTGCTGAACGGTCGGGGCCGCAAGCTGGCCGACGGCGACGATCCGTATAATTTTCGGTTTCAGGCGTATGAACGCGCGTCGTTTCCCGGCTGGTTTTATTCGGAACCCACATGATAGGAGATTTGCGGCATGATAAGTCCATGTCTGATAATGCTTGACGGCGAACGGCCTGATTGGCCGTTCCTGCCGATTGCCGTTCCTTGTGGATCGGCGCGGACGATCCAGGTTGCCGGCAAGGCTGCGCGGCCCGGCATAACGGTGACAGGCATACGTATTCGCGTCACGAACACCGACGGCGTTGCGCTGTCGAAAGATTGCGTCTATACGTGCGGCGTTTGGTCTGCCACGTTCCCGGCGTCGCATTTCGAGAATTACGGCACCGTGAAAAACGGCGTCGCAATCTTTGTCGTCGGCAAGGACGAAAACGGCGACGATCAACTTTGGATGCAGCGCGTCGGCGATTTGCGCGTGTTTCAGGTCAGCGCGACCGAAACGCCGGGCGGCACGGTCGAAACGCCTAGAGACGTTTATCACAAGTCCGCGATTGTGGACGGTGTGCAGCATTACAAGCGCGAAGTGCTTACTTATTCCGAACGTCAACACGCCTGGGGCGCGGAATATGTCGGCGATTACGTTTTCATTGGCGGCGATTTCGTGCCGTTCGGAGGGTGAGGAAGATGAAAAAACTTTGCATCATTCACATTGCGCTTTTGTCGGCGGTTTGCCTTGCGGCACCGACGGCAAACGAGGATTTTGTCATCGCGGAAGACGCGCGGACATACACGAACGCCGTCCAGGCGGCAAAGACGTACACGGATCAGGCGACGAACGGCCTTTTGCGTACTGCGACAAACTATACCCGCAGGGTTTTGGGCGATTACGTGACATTCCACAATCTTGACGACGCTATAACAGACGTAAAGAGTGACGCGATTTATGAGGCCGGAACCAATGCGACGGCCGCGATTAACGCGGCGACGCAAGCGGTCGTTCAGGCGATTCCGCCGGCGCCTACGGATTACATACCCGTTGCGCGAGACGGCGACCGTCTTGTAAACGAAGAAGACAAGATCACTTTTTCGTATCTTGAAGCGGGAGACGTTTACCCTGATTACTTGTGGCTTGCGTCATGGTCGCGGCTTTCGCTGACCGGCGGCCAGAAGTTGCCGCAATATCTTTCGACGTTGACGAACGGCGTTGCGTATGCGGCCGATCTTCCCGGCCTGACAAACGGGCTTGTATTGACCGAATCTGATCCAACGGTTCATTCATGGGCGAAGTCTGCCACGAAACCGGCGTACACTTCCGACGAGGTTGGCGCGTATGCGGCCGGTGCCGGTACGAATCTTGCCGGTGTCGTCAACTTGTGGGAAACGTATTGGGATGGCGACGAGGTGCGCGTAACCGTCACGAACTATGATTCATCGGTTCATCTTCCGTCGCTGTACCTAGAGCAGAAGATCGAGAACACAAACGCCTATCGCGTCGTTTGGTCAGAATCTACCAGGTGGGCGTCAAACGCCGTGGAAATGGCCGAGCTGCGTTCGGCGGTCGATGAAAAGGCCGATCGAGCCTGGGGCTTTTACGATTCGCACACGGGCGAATATGCGCCCGACGGCTATACGTGGCTTTCGTCGCCAAAGATCGCGATTGCCGGCGGTTTGGCGTATCAGCGTACCTTGACCACCGACGGCGCGGTTTGGGTGCTGGTGTCAAACGGCATGGTCGCGGAAACCGGCGGCGAAGTCACAAACGGATTTTTCAGGATCAAAGACGATGAGGGTAACACCACGTTTGAGATCGTCCGGGGAAACAAGCGCACGGTTGGCGCAACCGCTGCCGGTATTCGCGTCACGCGGTCAGGCAGCAGCAACGTCGTGACGGTGCCTTACAATGTCGTTTCCGAAGAGCATCCGACGGTTTACGGCACGACCAATCTTTCAAGCGGCGAATGGACGGAACTGGCGGCAACGTGGCTGGGGCAGTCCGGGGCGTGGACGGCACAGGTTTCAAGCGCGTCGGCAACGCTTTTCATTAAGGGCGAATATGAGACGGGCGGCGAAACGTACATTAAGAACGTTGCGCCGATTTCGGCCGAATCTGGAATCTACTGTACCGACAAGATTCACAAGGTCAGGCCGGTTTACAATAACGGCACGATTACATGGGAGCTTGCGCAATGATAGAGGCCATTGCCAACGGTTTTGGCGCGGCTTGCCTTTGCCTGGGGCTGGTTGGTATCGTGGTAGTCTTTTCTATCGCGATATGGCTTAATCTGCGGCGCACAGGGCGCACGGTGCGCGGTAAGGTCAAAGGTACGCATTTGGTCGCGCTTGCGCTCCTGGGGGCGGCGTGTGTGCTTTACGGCGGCCGCAAGGGCACGATTACCTATCCGTACACGGATTACGAAATGCGGTACCTTGTGGACAATGGATCGTTTGTCGCAAGCAATGTCGTTCATGTCGCGTTTTCGCGTTACGTCGCGCCGGCGTCGGCCGATTTTTTCATATCGTTTCGTCAGGTCGATTCGACGAACGATCTTGATTGGGTAGTCTTCACGAATACCACGTTTTCGGCGTTCACGGTCCCGGCGGACATCGAATATCCGGCGGCGACGAATTACGATTGGATTTGCTACACGACATGGACGCCAGGGCCGACGGTGCAGACTAATGGCGTTTGGCATAGCTACTGGGGCACCGACAAAAAGCTGCATACGCATTTCATACCGATTCGATCTGCCGTCCGCGTGGACGGCGAAACGATTGCAACGCCAAAATCAAAGAGGGCCGCACAATGAAAACCGTCATAGCCGTTTTTGTCTTTGTCTTGTGCGTCGGCATTTACGCCGACGATCCTGCGCCGCAAGCCGGCGGCGTCGTGGCGACTACGCTTTTCAGCGACGGATCGACCAACGTTTGGACGCAAGCCGATCTGCTGGCGGCGTTGCAGCTGATAAACCGCAAGTATCATCGCGATTGCGAAACCGGTAGCGGACGGGCCGCGTGGCATGGGCGGTTAAGGCGCGAAACGGTTGCGACAAACGATGTCGGCGAACTGGTCAAGACCGAATATCACGATGACGGCCAGACATTTACTTTCACGTCGCGCGTCGTTTCGGCTGCGGTTGCGGTCAGCAATGCCAATTCGCGGCTATCGACCACGATGACAAGAGGCGTGCCGACGGAACTTGCGAAGGCGCGATTGCGCCGGGCGCAAGAGAAATCGGTAGTCAGCAACGTTACCGTTTCCGTAGAGGCGAACGTCCGCTAATGGGAGATTCCGGAAATGGATGAAGAAAGATTAAATGAACTTGCCGCAGAGGCTAGATATGAAGCGCGTTTATGCCGAGCGCAGTTTAGTAATTGCTGCTACCAGGATGACGGTATAAACAAGATGCTATTGAATCATGCGAATCTTTTTCGTCGGCTGGCAAGGGTGCTTGTCGGCCCGGATGAAGAGGATAAGGCGTGGGATAGTTTGACGCTGAAAGTAAATGAAAAATTCGGCAGAGGTGAAAACAATGGATGAAGTCACAAAGAACATGGTCACGGCGCAACTGAAATCGGCAAAGACCGACCAGGCTTTGCATGATTCGATGGTGTCCGCGATGATTGCGATGGTCGATTGCCAGTTCAAGACCGGCTTGCGCGTGAAGCGTCAAGGC